CCTTCAGATATTATCTGAATCTCTACCGAGAGATGGTTGATGAAGCACAACCAACAGGTGAAGACACATCATTCTATAAAGACTTTGATGTTTACATGAAAAAACTAGACCCTATCCTTGGATACATGTCTAGTAGATTCGGTAAAGATAATGCTGACCGAATGATGAACGAGTTCTTCTTTCCTTACGCAGATGAAAACAGCAGGTGATGTAGCAGGTCATCCACTATGGATGCTACCAGTAATGATGTTAGCAGTACTATTACTGATAGAGGGTCTTCATACCTCTGCTCACTTGCATCAAGAGATAGATGTACATGGTATCTGTAAGCAGAACAAGGAGTACATTGAGAGTAAAGAAAATGACTACTAAATATTACAACTAATTGTATAAAAATGACAGATTCAAACATTCAACCACCTGATCCTACAAATGATCAGACGGTTAATATAGACAGCAGTAATTCATACGATCCTACAACCGCAGGTGCTATACCAGGTACAGACGTAACTTATACTACACCTGCTGGTTTATATCCAGAGGGTACTGATCCAAATCAGGACGTAGTTATTACAACTGGAACAGCAGAAGATACATACACCGTTGATCCTTATGCAGCAGCAGTAGATTTTCAAGTAGATAACATGACATCTGCACCTGACCCTAGAATAGATCATATCCTAGAGCATCTACACAATCTTGAGGCTAAGATAGATCAGATAGCATGTGATTGTAACCACCACAAAGAGCCTCCTGTTTATGAAGGACACGTGGTACTACATGCTACACATCAACCTCCTGTATAGCACAGCAAAATTGAAAAGTCAAATCCATAAACTCCCGAAAATTTTTCGGGGGTTTTTTTGTGTCAAAAAGTTTAATTGGTTTTCTTTAGACGTTCAGAAAGAAAACTTGAAGACTTTGTGTACTTGTTTCTTGTTTTAAATTCATTAATAAATCTCTTGAAGAAATTTTTCTTCAATATATAAATCTCTCTCTTCTTCTCATTCTCTTGTATCTCATACTCCCAATTGGATATAGGTTTTGATACGACAGAACCATTTACAGATCTAAATTGAACTCCATCCCAATATTTAAATGGTGATGAGTAGAAGTTATTATCTACAGTTAGTCCACCTTCAACTCCTACTACTTCTATACCATCAATCTTTTCACCTGTTTTAAATTCCAAAGTTTTGTAGTGGTGAGTGTTGTGTTTGGTCTCACCATATTTGTCTTCAATTATTTGTTCTAGTGTCCAGTTATCTAGTGGCAGACCAAACAAAGGATTGATCATGTTGTTTGTTAATACAAGAACCCAATCATAATATGGTTCACCATAATAATCATTTGCTATAGTCTCTAGCTTTACTCCATCTTGTATGGAGTATTTTTTATAGAAGGTTGCGTATCCAAATATGTCAGGATTTATTTGATACCTACGAAAGAAATTCTTAGCAGTAACATAATCAGACTCTGAAAATGGATACTGTATAGGTTTTGTATCGTATTTTATATTTGGTATGCTTGAAAAATACATTTAGAATCCTTTCCTTACGTCACTTCTAAAGATAACTTTTGTTTCTTGGAATTTTAATCCCAATTCAACTGCTACTGGTGCTCCATCAGTGTATGTAGCATATGTTCCATCAGCAGTATAGTTTACTGATACATTTGCTAATGCACATGGTTTGAATTGTATTAGTCTTGGATTTATCGCATCACCTTTCATGAATAGGAAATGGCATAGGTTTGGTACATGTATGAAAGTATCTCCGTTTTTTCCATCCTGTTCAAAAGCTTCTGAACCTGAACCCTTGATCTTATCATTCTTCTCAGTAGCATCCCATTTAAAAGTTGTTGGATGATTTTGATCACCCCATGATGGTAGTGAATGAGATCTAAATTCTGCTATTATTTCTTGTATAATATTTGCTTCATCTGAATTGCGAGCAACTAATTTGTATGTGAATCCAATTTCTCTTAGTTCTGGTGAATCATATAATAGTTCTGCGTTTGGATTTAGAACTATACCTTGAGTTGATCCAGTAATGTCATTCATTGATAAGTTACCACCAACACCTGGTAGTACATTTAATCCAGCAGCAGTTAGTGCTGCTGTTATTGCTTTTATATTTTGAAGAGGTTGCCCTATTTTTGACACTGAAAAGGATGAATTCAAAGCAGCACTAGCAATTGCTGCTCTTCCTATACCAGTGAATGTTTTTCCTTGCCAGTTTGATGATGATTCATTACCTAAATCTTGTGGCATTGGTAGTATAATTCCAGGAGGAAACCATTCATCAAGTGCTGAACTTGCCATGTATTGATGGTAAGCGTTGGCTTTATTAGGATGTCCTTCGTCTCCAAATGGAGCTTTATATTTTCCAAATTGGAATAGAACATAATCAGTACCAGAACCTACACCACCATGCATATCTGCTGGCCATCTTAATGTACCTGTACTAGGTGATGTATTGATTTTTAATATTTTATACTTCTCGTTATGTTCTTTTATTCTGGCTTGTTGTATCTCACTTGTTTCTATTAACTTAATGTTCTTAAAAGTTTCAATATAATGTCCTGATCCATAGGTAGATAAGATTCCTTTTTTAAAAGTATCCTTCATTTCTATTTGAAGGTTCATATTAGAACCAGGTATACTAGAATCATAAAGACTTAAATGACCAGCACCACCAATACCTACGATCTTATAACGAGTTGTGCCATCTCTTTCTGTATATTCAAACCACATTCCTGGTTTTACATTTGAATTACTAAATGGACCACTCTGTGAGTGTATCCAACTCCCACTCTGATCAATTAAGGTTATTCTATCACCAACTTTATATTCTTTTGCCATGCTAAATTACCATGTCTTTGTCTGATTTAGTACCATAACCACGAATGATTCTTCTTTGTTTGATCTTGTCATAGAATGTGTCTTGGGTTTCTTCCCATACCATTTCTTTGATGTAAGATTTCATACCTGCTGTACCCTTAACATTTCTGACAAAGTTCTCTATTGGTAGTAGAATTGCTGTTGTCCATTCTTCAGCAGCAAGATCAAGGAGATAACCTTGTACATTACTAAGTAAGTATTTATGAAAGCACACACGAGGTATGTCAACTCTACCATCCATCAATCTTTTTATACACCATACTCTCTTCTTAGGTGACAAGTAGTGTAAGTTAGCTCCCCAAAATTCAGTCCTTGTTGCTTTGATTACATAAACAAGCGGAAATGTATCATAATATGGTAATTTCTTAGCAAATTTAGCATCATATTCAAAGAGATACATGTGTCCTGAGACTGTGTATCTCCTTATTTCATTTGCATCTTGTTGTTCTTCTGGACCCATACGATCTTGTATCTCATCTCGTATGAGTCTTTCTGGTGTTTTATTGTATACTAATGTCTCTGTTCGTACAGCATTCCTATACCATGTATAGGTTTTTCTTTCTCCACCAGTTTTTTTCTGTACTTTTTCAAATAGTGTTTCGTATCCAGTCTCTTCAGGATTTACTGGTCTCTGGATCTGTTGGAATCCTTGTGGCATTGTCTCATACTGCTAAGTGATCTTCTGTTAATATTAAAAATTTCATTTGCCTATCGTCACAGTAGTTCTCAGCAGCATTCCATTTTGCTTTATTCTTAGCGAAGGTTAGAACAGCGTTTCTGTAGGCTTTGGTTCTTTTATCTTGACCATATGGAGGTTTGGTTTGTTTTTTTGGTTTGATTTCAACTATGTACTTAGATATTTTTCCGCTTTTTTCACGTACTTTAATATAAAAGTCAGGATAATATCTGTGTGACCTATTATCTATAGGAGATCTGTATGGTATGGCGATTTCCTCACTTCCCCACTCCATTATGTTAGGTGTGGTATCACAATACTTCATGTATTTTCTCTCCCATAGTGATCTGTACACTATACGAGTAGGATTGCCACGGTATTTCTTAGGGTTTAAAGGTTTATAATATCCAGAGTAAGCCATAAATAAAAAATAATCCACATTTTATATTTAGAGTGGCAAGAAAAGTATTAAATGAATTAATGACCAAGATTGGTACTAAGGGAGGAATGTCTCTTACTTCCAATTTTGATGTTCGGTTTGATTTTCCAAGAGGAGAACCACCAGCAGTAGCAAAGTATTATACTGGTGGAGATAGAGATGCAATTCATTTTTTATGTGATGAAGCACAGTTACCTAACGTCCAGTCTGCTGTTGGTAATTTAACTGGAAGGTATCTTGGTGAAGGACAGGTAAATTATCCACATACTAGAATATTTACTGATATAAGTTTAGGGTTTTTATTGGATGCTGATCTTACAGCATTAAAGTTTTTTCAGACCTGGTATGACTATATTTTTGGCGAGGCTGATATAATATCTTCCAGTGGAGATTTTGATACAGTGAGATCTCAGAATCCAAGACCTATAAATCGTCCGAATAGATTAAATTATCCTGATGATTATACTGCTAATTTGAGGATAATTAAAAGTGAACCTGATCAAAGCAGTTATAATGGAAGAGCACCAGTTACTTATATTTTAGAAAATGCATATCCATATGCTATTGATGCAGTGCCTCTTTCTTATGGAGCATCTCAAATTGCACGTGTCAATGTTAATTTTTATTACACCAGACACACCGTTTCATATGGAATGACTCCATAGTACCAGCAAATTCAACTTTTCAATTTCATAAAACCCGAAAAAATTACTCGGCATATTTTTGCCTAAAAAAGTCGCTATATATAAATATACGACTTGAAATCATTTTTTATGGCATTACCAAAGTTAGGGTATCCTACGTATGAACTTGAATTACCCTCAAATGGCAAAACTGTCAAATACCGTCCATTTCTTGTAAAAGAGGAAAAAGTGCTATTATTGGCACTTGAGTCACAAGACGAAAAACAGGTAATTGGTGCAGTTAAGGATTTAATCAAAAATTGCGTTATTTCACGAATTAAGGTGGATACGCTTCCAAGCTTTGATTTGGAATATATCTTTTTAAAGATTAGAGCAGCATCTATTGGAGAAATGGTCACTTTGACTGTAACTTGTCTTGATGATAATGAGACAAAGGCAGAATCAGAGATTAATCTTAATGATGTTGAGATTTTCAAACCAGAAGGGCATGATAAGAAAATCATGTTTGAAGATGGTATGGGTATTGTAATGAAATATCCAAGTATGCAACAATTCATTGAAAGAGAGTTTTTACAGAAAGATTTGAAGACTGATGAGGTTTATGGATTTATTGCAGATTCTATAGATCAGATATTTGATGGTGAAGAGGTATATGACTCAAGTACTACTACAAAGAAGGAGTTCCGCACATTTGTAGATAGTTTGACTACTACTCAATTTGGTAAAATTCAGCAATTTTACGAAACATGCCCTAAGTTGAGTCACACCTTTAAAGTGACAAACCCTAACACTGGCAAGGAATCTGAGTACACGATTGAGGGTCTACAGAGTTTTTTCGCATAGCACTCTTTCAAAATAGTTTGGAGGGGTACTATAAAATGAATTTTGCTTTGATGCAATACCATAAATATAGCTTGACTGAAATTGAAGATATGATTCCTTGGGAAAGAGAAGTTTATACTACTCTATTAATGCAATATCTTGAAGAGGTTAAGCAAAAACAAGAAGCAGCAAAGCGTAAATAATGGCAGCATTACAGCAAACAGCGTCTGGAGATTTTACCACTTGGATAGCTGGTAAGATATGGGAGAAGGTGAAGGAAATTGATTCTGATGATGAGAAGAAGGCATCACCAGAGGTAAAGCAAGCAGCCAAGGATATAAAAAAACCAGATAATAACTCAATTCCTGTTAAGGATGATGGTTTTAGGGACAATATATCTAAGATATTTGGTGTTGATCTTGATGCTAGGTTAATTGGAGCTGAAAGTAAGATAGAAAAATTAGGTGAGAGTGTTAGTGTTCTTGGACAAGGTGTTATTGATGTACAAAAACTTGTTATTGAGCAAAATTCTCTTTTAGAAGATAAATTGGGTGTTCTTCTTGATGTGTTGAACACTCAGGGGAGATTTCAGAAAAAACAAGAAGAAGATGCAAAAGAACTTGATGAAGCTCTTCAGATAGCGAAACAGGGGAAAAATTTCGGTGGAAAGGATTTAGCAAGTACCGTTAAGGCAGGTATGGAAACTCCTTTTGCTAATCTATTGAGATTTGGTTTTGGAAGATTGCAAGCAAGAATATTAAGAATAACAGGAAAGTTCTTAAACAAAATGTACATAAAGTACATACCAAGAGGTCTTAGGAGATTTGTAAATATTCCTAGGAATATTAGAAAGCATACGATATATAATCTTGCAAAAAGAAGAGCAGCTCGTCAATTAGCAAAAAAAGGAATTGTAGCAGGTTCGGCAAAATTTGCATCAAGAAAAGCATTACCTAAAATATTGACAAGAATGGGTGTGAGATCCACTGCTGGTAATATTCCTCTTCTTGGATTTGGTACTGGTTTATTTTTTGCATTTCAAAGACTAAGTGAAGGTGATAGATGGGGTGCTTTGCTAGAACTTGCTTCTGGTATTATGGGTGGAGTTGGATTCTTTAAAGGTTCAATAGCTATGGATGCAGCGATTCTTTCTAGAGATATTGAGAGATCTGGTCTTACCAAAGAATTTAATGAGATGATGGGTAGTGGATATGAATTTGGTACATATTCAACTAAGAAAGGTCATACTATGCTTCATGGTACTGAGGCTATTATAGGTAGTGATGATAGAACAAGTATTTTAGATTCTGCTATTAATTCTGTAGAGGAAGTTGTTAATGCTGCATGTTATGAATTGGATAATGATATTAGAAGTAGTGTAGTAGATAAGATTTCTTTTGGTAAAGGTGGTGGAGAATCAGTTGAAGAAATAAGAAGGTCTCAACCTAACTTATACATTGATGGTAGGGATTTTGGTGAAACTAGAGTAAATGCTGAAGGAAAAGAATATAAACATGTTGGTGAGGATTATTCTGTTCCTTCAGGAACTGGAATAGTTATGCTCAGAAGGGGTAAGGTTAATGAGAAATATTTTGGTCATGAGGATCCTATAGCTGGTGGAAATGTCTTAATAGATCATCCTGGAGGTAAATCTACAAGATACCTTCATTTGAGTAAGATATTTGTTAAACCAGGAGATGCTGTAAGTGCAGGAGAGGTTATAGGGTTAACTGGTGGTGCTCAAGGAGAATATGGACAGGGAAATAGTACTGGATCACATTTACATCTTGAATATTATGATAGTGAATTTGGAGCTCCAGTTGATCCACTTCACCATGCTGATAAGTTTTTTAAGTTTGATTTTTCTCCAACTTCCGAGACAGATATACTTGAACGTGGAAAGGGTGGTGATGAAGGTTTAAATAAGTTGAAGAAAAGAATTAGATTAGCTGAAAGTAGCGATAATTATAAAGCAGTGTATAGTGGTGCTTTATCTAATTTCCCTGGAAGAGATAAGGATATTACAAAGATGACTATACAGGAAGTATATGATCATCAAACTGATTACCTAAATTATCAAAGAGATGTATTGAAATTGCCATCTAAAAAACGCAGTGCTGCTATGGGAGCATATCAGTTATTATATGTGAGAACTGCTGCTGATGATTTAGGTATTCCAAGAACTGCTCTGTTTAATAAGGAAACTCAGGATAAGCTTGTTATGTGGTGGTTAGATCCTCAATGGACAAACTATCAAAAAGGAAAAATTACAGCAACTCAGTTTAATGATTATTTGGCAGGAAAATTTGCTTCTCTACAGAAGTCAAGTGGTTCTGGTGTATATGATGGTGATGGTATTAACCAAGCACATAATAATATATTAGAACTTATTGAATCGTTAAAACCAAATAATAAAGGTTCCGATATAATACCACCACTACCACCAATACCAGACGAAATGTTTGAAAAGAGTGGAATTTTAGAGGATATGGAACAAATGGTTGCATTAACACAACCAGTTATTGTTCTACAAAATACTAATATAGGAACTAAAAAAGGTGATAATACTGCGTGGAAAACGAGAGTATTGCAAGATAATTACTTAGAGCATTACCGCATCGCATCTTTGGGGGTATAAATGGCAAGTTTACAACAAACGTGGTCTGGAGATATGACCACTTCTATTGCACAAGAGATTTGGAATATTAGAAATATTGCTGCTTCTGAGAGACGTGAAGCAAAGGATATTATAGGTGAGGAAGTTGATGATGATAAACTCAGGAGGGGTGAGTTTATGGGTCATGCTGCATTAGCTCGCATGACTCACATGCTTCCTGAGAGATTTCAGCATAAATTGCCAGATCTTAGGGGTTCTGATTATTTGTTGAGGGGTCAGAAGAGACAATTTGGTAGTCCAATAAATCCTAAGTTTACTAGAAATGTTGCTGGTGCAAAGGCTGCTGGTCAACCATTCCCTAATGTTGCTGTTGGATCTCCTTTAGAGTATCAGGTAAGCAAAGATCGTCCAACTCCAGTTTCAAGAGCAGTAAATCCTCCTACTACTTCTAGTACTAAAAAACAACCAGCAGTAAAAGTTCATGATGAGAAATTAGGTAATTTCTTAGCTGCTGTTGCATTATCACTGAGTGCTACTATTGATAGTATTGGTAAGAAAGCAAATGACACACAGACTGAAGTTGAAAGAGCACGTAGTGTATTTGATGATATTCATAAGAAATTAGAGATAAGTGGAGATGGTATCAATGATAAGTTGGATGCTATTGTTGATGCATTGAGAGCAAATAACAATTATTTCATTAGAAAGGATAAGAAGGATGATGCAAGAGTAGAAGAAATACAGATTGAAAAGGAGAAGGAGAATTATAAATCAAGTGAGATTCAGAAGCGTAATGAAGACCAACTTGAATTTGAGATTAGAAAGGCAAAAGATGATGAAGAAGATTTTCGTAGGCAGCAGACTGAAGGTGCTGGTGATAGTCAGTTCCCAGACCCTTGGATGGATAACAATGTACAACAGTTTGAGAGGGGTGGTATAGCAAGTGGTCCTGATACTGGATATCCTGTGATTCTTCATGGTGATGAAGCTGTTATACCTTTAGATAATAGAGCGACTGATAATATTGCAGGAAATGAAGTTACTAAACCTTCTCTTTCTGTAACTCCAAAAACATCAATTGTTAATAATCTTGGTGATTTTACGAAGAAGGATCAGAAATCAACTGTCAATAGGTTTAATGCAAGTACATTTAATAATGTTGCGATGTTTGATCAGTCAGAAGTTAAGGATGCTAGGAAAAGAGTTTATAACATTATGATGAAACCTATCACTAAGATAGGAGAAAAACTAACAAGTATGGTGGGAGGAGATAGTAATACTAATGCTCTTACATCTAATAATGGGTTTGTTTCTAATGTTGTAGATAAATTATCTTCAGTGTTTAATAGCACAGGTGATGCTACTAATACATCTGTATCTAATAATTTAACTAAGAACAGTTCATATGGTGGTAATCCAAAACGTATGGGTGGTGGTGCTGGAGCAATAAGCAGTCAAGCTGGTTCAGGTGGTCATACACAGTATGGTAAGGGTGGTCCTATGGGTGGTGCAACAATATCTCCTAGTGTTCCAGGTAAAGGCAATACATTTAATATGTTACATGAATGGTGGAATAAAGGAAAGAATGTAAGAGTTCCTAATGAGAGGAATGCCCCTTGGAAGACATTACTTGATGATGATGCAAAACAACTTACTAAAACTAATAAAGCATTTAAACAAGGTGCAAAGGGTATAAAGGGTTGGAGACCTTTAAAAGCATTTACTCCTAAGATGTTTAGAACTGGACCAACACCTGCTGTCCGTCAATTCTTTGAGAGACCTGTTAGAACAGCTATAGGGGGAAGTAAAATTGCTGGTCGTGGTATTGCAGGTGGTGTGGGCGGTTTTATTATGGATATGATATTCCCTGAACCAGTTGGTAACTATGATCAATTGACAGGTCCACATGCTGTTTATAATAATCCTAAGTTAACAGAAGAGCAAAGGTACTTTATGATGAAGAATATATTCCCATCAGGAGGTGCTAATGATTTACAATACAAAGCATCGGAACAATCAAGAGGTAATGCTCTTACTAGGTTGGAACATCTTAACAATGAGTCTAAACCCATAGTAATAAATAAAGTTAATGAGGCAGTAGCAAATAGTGCTAATGATGTACCTTTAGAACATATTGTTAATGTTGGAGATCCTGGACTCAATCAATTCTACCCATCACCATACTGATCATGGCAACTGATACTAAAAAGATTTTTGCCTCTGATTGTAAGATACTTGCTATACCAATATGGAGAGCTGGAGAAGAAGATAAAGAACCTTATGCTAACCTTATGGGAATAGCTGGTTATTTTCAGTATTATGAGGATATTTTATGGCCTTCTTATGGAGGTAGTTTACTTCTTCTTGATGTTAGTCTGAATCTTATATCAACTATGCCTATCAGAGGATTTGAGAAGGTTGTTGTTAAAGTGGAGATGAATGGCATCACTTATGATTATAATTTTAGAGTATGGAGTGTTACAAACAGGGTAGTTCTTGAGAGAAGACAAGCTTATACATTAAATCTTATATCAGAAGAAGGTCTTGTTAATGAAGGTCTCCGTGTTAATAATGTTAGAAAAGGACCAGTATCTACTGTAGTTACAAAATTGATGAAGGAGTTCTTTAAAGCAGATATGTTTGTTACTGGAACTGATGAAAATAATGTTGATGGTGGGACATGGTGGGAGAAACATCATGGTATTATTGATAAGACTGCGAATAGTATTAAAGTTATTCCTACGAAAAAGACTCCGTTTGCATTAATTAGATCAATACAAACAAAGACAATACCTGATAAGATCCCCACTGCTGATGAGATAGCATTTAAGAATAGTGGTATAGAATTAGAATATCAGTATAATGAAGATGAGAGAAGAGAGATGGGACTTATAACAGATGAGACTCTTCTAGAAGCTTCTCATGTTGGTGATGATGCTGAAAAAGCAGGAAAAACTGCTGGATATTATTTTTTTCAGACTAGGAAGGGGTTTAATTTTAGATCAATAGATACCCTTGGTGGTGGGGAACCTGTTAATAGGAAGACACCATTTAAATGGTCTCCTGGTAGAACAGATGGTAATGATAGTGAATATAAAATTCAAGAGATTCAATATGGCGAAGAAATTAATATTCTGAAGAAGATGAGGGAAGGAGCATACTCTTCTTTAATATGCTTTTTCAACATAAATACTGGCAAATATACTGAGCGTCTGTATTCTATAAAGGATACATGGGATGAAATGACTCATATTGGTAAGGATACAAACTTACCTTCTGGTCTAGCTACATTATCTACAAAACCCAGTAGGATTATGTCAACTGTGATTAATCATGAAAATTGGTATATGGGAGAAGGTATTGCTGACTCCACTGATGAAGAATCTGATGGTACGTTTGAATATCCTGACGAACAGATGAACTACCTCTCGCAATCTTATGCAAGAGCTGGTATAATGATGATAAATCAATTAACGATTTCCGTCACAGGACATTTGGAATTGGTTGCTGGTGATTTAGTTGAGGTTAGAACTCCTAACCAAAAAGATGATAAAGCACGAGACGAGGATCCTTGGGATCCTCAGTACAGTGGGACTTATCTAATTAAAAAATTAAATCATCAATTTGACATCTCTCATCAAACAGTATATACTGTTCTAGAATTGATTAGAGATTCTTGTGGTATAAAATACCCTGATGAACAAACTATTTGAGGATACATATGAAATCAATAGAAGACCATATAGAAAAAGATAAACAGATCATTAATGATCCTACAGTATCGCCTGCTGCTCGCAGACATGCTAAAGAGGAGTTGCATGATCTAATTGAATATGAAGAGCATCATCACGATGAGATTGAAGCAGGAGATCACCATGATCCAAACTGCTTAGAACTGTTCTGTGATCAAAATCCAGACGAACCTGAATGTTTAGTATACGATGACTGATTCTGCCTTAAGTAGCCTATACCCAATAGTCCAAATTGGACAGGACGGATTCAATTGGTGGATCGGTCAGATAGAGTCTGTCAAGGAGACAGATGTGAAGGGTGCTGATAGGTGGAAGGTAAGAATTATTGGTCTTCATCCAAAGACTTGTGATGAGGTAGATTCAGAGGATCTACCTTGGGCTACTGCAATGATGCCAGTAACAAACCCCCATACTCCTGGAGGTAAATTTTCAGTATCAAATCAATTGAATGATGGTTGTTGGGTTGTTGGTTTCTTTTTAGATACTGAGAAGCAACAACCTGTTATTATGGGTAGTATAGGAAGAGTTCCTGAATCAAAGAGTGATGCTGATGCTGAGCCTACTCCTGGTGTTGGTTGTAATTCTTTTACTACATTTCTTGATCCTGAAAATAGAACAGTATTTGAGCAAGAAGCTGGCAGTGATACTGACGAAGATACATCAACTACTTCAGGACATGTTTCTACTGAAACAACCAATTTTCAGGTAGCAAAGGAGGGTGATGCATCGTTATTAAATCAAGCTGGTACTAATGTTTGTGTTGAGGTTGCTGATCCTTGTGGTAAGGATAGTGATCTAAGCAAGACTATGACCAGATTGTTTAGTGAGATGTTGTATGAAACTCAACGTAATAATGGTAAGTTGGGTGATTATTTGGTGGGAGAAGTCTCTGGTGATTTATATAATGCATCAAATATAGCAAGAAAATATACAAATAAAGCGATTAAGGTTATAAGATCATTCATTGCTAAGATCAAGGGATTTGTAGTTGATATGATCAAGAAGGGTGTTAAGATGCTTACTAATGCATTGTTAAGACCCTCAGAGAGTGGTAACTCATTAACACCTGTTACCAAGTTCTTTAATGATATGTTAAAGAAGGTTGGGTGTGAGATGGCAGACCTTGGTGATCGTTTAGCAGAATGGTTAACAGAAATTATATTTGGTTATCTCTTTAACATCTATAAGAATGCAGTATGTCAGGTTGATAAGTTTGTTGGTGGTATCTTAAGTAAGATTCAATCATTAATGGAGAGTCTTTTAAGTAAGATTCTTGGACCTCTACAATCACTACTTGGTGCTATTGCAAAACCTTTGAATATGATTGGTGATGCTATCAATTATGTGTTGAAGTTACTTGGTATCAGTTGTAGTGGACCTAAAAATGAATGTGCTAAAGTTACTAGGGTATGTTCAAAAGGTAGCACAGATAGTCGTAAGGATTTCTTAGATAATCTTCTTGAGGGTATTTCAAATATGAGTGATGCTCCACCAGATTGGAACCAGTATACATGTGATGATGCATACCAAGGAACTACACTTAGTGATACAGAAGTTACTTTTGTTGGTGGTATACAGGATCCTAGGTTTAGACCAAGAATTAATTATATTATAGCAGATTTAAGAGTAACTGAAGGTGAGATTGCTGAGTTTGTTGTGACTAGAACAGGTTATACTGAGGTTGCTTCTAGTGTAACTTATTCTACTAGAAATGGTACAGCAACAGCAGATGTTGATTATCAAGAAGATAGTGGTATATTAGGATTTGCTCCTGGTGAGACAGAGAAGACTATCGCAATAAGAACGTATAGAGATGATGTAGAGGAAAATCTTGATGAAGATTTCTTTATGAGAATTCGTAAGGATACACCACAGGAAGGATCTAGGGTTAAATCAACTACTACAAAAAATATTGCTAGGTGTTTGATAACAGAATCTAGATTTCATGAAGAATCTATAACTGGAAGTACAGGAAGTGGTATTAATAACAATCCAGATTTCCCTAATGTAAATCCAGAACGAGAAGATTTGTTTGAAGATCTTCCTGTTTCAAATGCTCCTAATGGTACTACTATAACAACAGTTGATGGTGTTGTTACGATTACTAATGATGATGGTACTAGTACAACACAACAAGCACCTAGAAATTATTCAGTTACTGCTGATAAGCAGATTGTTAGAGAGAGTGAGTTTATAACATATACTATCACAACTGAGAATGTTCCTAATGGTACTAGATTACGTTATACTTTATTTGGTGTAGGAATTACACCAGAGGATATTGTTGGTAACACTATGACTGATGCCTTTGAAATAGAGGATGATACAGCAACAGTAGTGATTGGTATATCTCAGGATAATCTTAATGAAGATAATGAAACTTTGATTTTTTCTATTGATGGTACATCAGCACAGGTTAGTGTTATTATTGAATCTGATGCTGCTACTCTTACTGAAGAAGAGAAGTTTAGAAGAGATGATAGTTCTTATTCTCCTTTAATACCTTCAGAAGATCCTAAGTTACCTATTGTTGGTGATATTATAACAGATGATGATGGTGGTATTATTTACGTACCAGTTATTGATCCTGGTGATCCTTATAGAGAACCACCCAATGTCTTTATTACTGGTGAAGGTACACGATCATCTGCTGTTCCTTTATTAGATACAAAGGGATATCTTACAGAAATACGTATTACTGATCCAGGATATGATTATAAGTTGAATACTTCTGTTAATTCCAAGACAGAATGTATTATTGATTCTTTTACTCTTATTAGACCAGGACAGGGATATAAATCCACACCAACAGTATATGTTAATGGAGATTCAACAGTTGCAGAAGCAGTTATTGAGGACAATAGAGTTATTAGTGTGAGAATTAAGAATAGGAGTATGACTTTTAAATCTCATCCTGAGGTTAGAATAATAGGTGGTGGTGGATATGGTGCAAAGGTTATAGCTTCTATAGCTTGTCTTGACCCTGAAACACGTGTTAAGATTGGTTCTGCTAAGATTGGAACTGGTTCTTATATTGATTGTCCTTAAGAGGTATTATGGCAGATTTTGATACAACAGGTCAAGAAGAAATAACTAGTGAACCTAGGAAGACAGGTGATCTTGTATCACCAACAACATCTAATGAGACACAAGAGGGTAAAAAAAGGAGACCAGTAGTTCTTGTTAATGGTCCTAATCATACCATATTAGATGATGAAGGTGATCTAGAGATAAGGAATAAGAATTATGGATTTGGAATTCAAATAAGTGAATCTGGTGATATATCATTATTATGTGGTGCTGGATCTGGTGGTAAGAATCTTAGTGGTAGGATAATTATCAATGCTCCTAATGGACAAATAGCAAAGTTTACTGGACCATCATTATCTGAGTATCATGATGATCCTAACAGTCCAGTTGAAAAAGGATCTAAGACCTCTGCTCAGTCTGGAGTAGGTGGTCTAGCAAAGTCTGACATGATCTATGGTAATTGGCATGTTGAACTTAAAGGTGGTAACATTAACATGTCAGCATCAAATATTACCTTTACAGCAGATGATTTACTATCTCTTATTGGTGGTGAAGTATTGATTCAAGGTGGACCGAAGGGTGGTGGTGATATTAAGATGGTTGCTGGTAATATAACTGAGTTTTCATCTCTTAAAACAACTGCTGTTACTAGTCAGAAGATGACCATTGGTGCAGGTGAAGAGACAGCAATGCAGTTTGATCCAAGAGCATCAAGAAACTTAGTCTCTGCTGGACATATGAATATAAAAGCAATTGGAGACATGAAGGTTAATACCCTTGGTGTTGCTAGTATGCACTTCATGGGTAATCCTGTACCTACTGGTGGTACTCCTTTGGTTAAGAAGAGAACTACTTCTTTGAGTGTAGGGACTAAGTTAGGTAATATAGGTGTCAGTTCAGGTGTTGGAAGTATAACAATGTCAGCAGGTGGTGCATTTGGAGATCTAGGTGGTCTAACTCCTGGATCATTAGCACTTAAAGCTAAAGTTGATGTTAAAGTTGAAGGTTTACTTATTTTCTTGAACTAGTGTGACAGTTACATAACTGGCACAAGGGGGGTTGACCGCATAATCATAAGATGGCATAATGTATAAATAACTTTACATAACTCAGGCCCGAAACTATCGTACCCTGTGCTGATGTAAAAGACTCCCATGTCGGGGAAGTCTATCATCCGCAGGGTCTTTTAGTACCTATGCGAGACACTTTAATTTAACATGTCAATCAAATCAACAATCGCTGCTTTAGCAGCATCACCTTTCCTATTCGCTGGAGCCGCTTTTGCTGGTCCTTATGTGAATGTAGAGAGCAACCTATCTTATCCTGATGGAGACTATTCTTCAACTGGTACTGATATCCACGTTGGATACGAAGGTACAGTAGGTACAGAA